ATTGAGGTCGGAGATCTCCGCAAGGAGCTCGGCCCGTATCTGTCGCAGGGCAACAACCTCGACATTCTCCAGCAGCTCTACCAGGGCTTCTCTACGTCGAAGCACCTCTCTTGGAAAAGAGCCACGACGGAGTACAAAGCCGTCGAGAGTGAATCCGTAGATCACGTCGTTCAGCAGTTCAAGCCGCAATGGACGCCGCGGGGAAGTGCGAAATTCACACCCCTCACGATCAAGAATTTCCGTCACAAGGTCAATTTTTCGATCATCCCGGCCGAGGTCGGCGAAAGCTGGCTTTTCCACCTCTACGACGAGGGCAAGACGCCCGACCAGATGCCGATCACGCGCTACATCGTCGACAAGGTGATGCTCCCGCAGATTGCCGAGGACATCGAGAACGTGATGATCTCGAAAGCAAAATACGTCGCAGACTCCCAGAAAACGGAGGATACGATGGACGGCCTCGAAACGATTCTTGTTGAAGCCAAAAAATCGCTCGACAAACAGATGCGGTTCTTCAACACCACCAAGAACCTGCTTGAAGCGACCGACGACGAGGTGCTGACCGTCATCAACGACTTCGTGGCGTCGCTCGCACCGCTCTACAAATCGAAGCAGATGCCCGTCTTCATGTCGGGCGATGTCTACCTCAAGTACAAGCGGGCCTACAAGAACAAGTGGGGCGCCGGTTCCGGGACGGAGAAGGTGAACTTCGGCGCGGATCGCGTCGATTTCTCGAACTGCTACCTCCAGGTGCTCGACAGCCTCTACGGCTCGCCCATCGTCTTCTCAACGCCGAAGGAGAACTTCGTCGGCCTGCGACACAAGAACCCCGAACAGTTCATCACCGACATCCAGAAGCACGACTACGAGGTGCGCTTCTACTGCGAGTTCTGGCTGGGCGTCGGCTTCCTGCTCGGCGAAGCCGTGTTCGCCATTGTACCGGACGGCTACGACCCGAAGGCTGCGATCTCCTCGACGCGCGAAGGTGCCACGGGCAAGTGGATCACCTCCAAGGTCGAAGAGAATCAGGAATCCGACCCCAGCCCTGAGAATCCGGAGGAAAGCAACGACCCCGAAACCATGTAAACACCAACAGCTATGCCTTACACAAAGAAAGCAATCGGGCGCCCGGCCGGAGGAGCCGGGAACCCGTCCCCGAAAAATCCGCACATCCTTATCTTCGACATGGATGACGTCGAGACCTATCCCGTCCGGGAGGTCGGCGTCACGATTGCCGATGACGGATTCAAACTGAAAGAGGGTGCGAAACTCCAGCCCGTATACGCGACACCCGACAGCATCGAGCTCCTTCAGGAAGCCGAAGGCGAGGCGGATGCCCGCGGCTACAAAAAGGGCGTGAAGTTCGCACATCCCGGAACCTCTACGGACATGGAGGACTTCACCGAGTACAACACCAACCGCAACCTCGGCGCCATCGTCCGCGGTTGCGACGGCAAGGGCGCCAAGATCGTCGGCTCGCCCTGCAATCCGCTCTCGCTGAAGTCCGAAACCCAGGACACAAAGGAAGGTGCCAAGAACACCATCACGCTCCAGCAGGATGTCCGTGACGAGTTCCGCATCCTTACCTACACGGGAGAACTGCCCGAAGTGATGGACGAACCGGCCAAACCCGGAGAAACCCTCTGACGCCATGGCAAAGGATCATTCCCAGGAACGTAAAACCCCGGAAGCAGGAGCAATTCCCGCTTCCGGGCCCGTTCCCCAGCTCGGGATTTCCATCGTTGTACTCGGCTCGGCCGAGGCTCTGCCCCTGCTGACAAAAGTATGGGAGCAGAAAGCCGTCGGAGCCATTATCATCCCCGTCGAAATCGGTGAAGGTCCGTTCTCCGAAGTCATCGACCGGGTGATAGCCAACGACGACATCCCCGACCCGTTCATCATCGTCCCGGCGAACTGCTTCCCGACGCACCGCGTCAATCTCGCCGACCTCACGGCTTATCGCGTCCGCCGCATGAAACCGAAGCCGGACTCCGACAAATGGGTGGTAACACCCTGCACGGGGCTTCCGTTCCTCGTCGAAGCAACAGCCGTGCTCCAAGCCCTCGAAAAACTCGGCGACACCTACACCGAAGAGGAGTTCCTCGAAGTGTACAACGGTATCGCCCACCCCGGAGAGCTGCCCGAGGAAATCGGCATGACTTTCGGCAACACCGTGAGCTATGCCGTACGGTGTCCTGAGTGCATGGGAACCGTCGCCGAGGCACTCATCCGAAAGCGTTTCATCTGCGCCTACGGTGAAGGCTTCGCCGCCATCAAAAGCCGACTCGCGCTACTCGTAAAGGATGAATGATAGCTTGACGGCGGAAATCCGCGCATGGTTGAGAGCAGGAGCCGAGGTCACAGCCGGCCTCCTGCTCTTTTCTCAATTCAGCAACAACACCCGATTCGCGTCACTCGTCAAAATAAAGCCCGCGAAATACCGGCCCTTGCTGATTGAAAAATTGTGCACCCTGGCCGGCATAACACCCCCAAGCGAAGAGGCACGCCCTGCGCGACGAAGATTCCGCGACGATTTTCCCTTCCTCCGGGCTCCGGATTGTCCGCCCGAGTTAAAAATCCTCGCTGCGGATAAAATCACAGCACACGAACGGTATATCCAGGCACACGAACGGCTGTTCGACTGCACAACACTCAACGAGTGTTACACCACCGCCCGGGAGGCCATCGAGAACTTTCAGGAAAACCGCGCGATATTCCAGGAACTCGACTACTATCGAGAACATGGTGCGATACTCGGCAAACATCGGATTTTCGAGTACCTGCGCCAACGGCAACAACTCCACGGACTGAACATCGTGGAGCTGCTCGCCGAACAACGGCGCCTACGGTCGGCAATCTGGCGCATCAATGACGAAATCAAAAAAGGGACAAAACCCTACCTGCAAGCCGAGCGGGAAAAGCGCCGACACCAAAAGGAGACACTTCTGGCTGAAGTGGATAAACTCATAGACGCCTACACCAATGCCCAAACAAATCTACGAGCGAAATAGAATCGGGGACACCTTAACCCGTGAGCAAATCGAAGAACTCCAGCAATTCGGGGCCTTAGAGTGGGAACCGCGTGACATGGCCATCTATTTCAGCTTCGACATCGCCCAATTCACCGCCGAATACAACGATCCCGAGAGCATCGTCACGCTGGCCATAACCCGCGGACGCCTGCAAGCGTTGGCAACGATTAATAAGAAACTGCTCAGCAACGCTGAAGCCGGCGACCTGCCGGCTATCAACCACCTCGAAAAAATCCGGCGCGAAAAGTCGTTCAAAACCTCGAAACTCGACATATTCGGCACTTTCGACAACGAGAAAGCCTTTCGCCGCGTCTACGAGTACATGGCAGAAGGCCGCACGAATGATCTCTCGAACAACGAAAAGCTATTTCTCGACCTGCTCTCGATCATCAACTCCATAGATCGCCAGGTGGGCAAACGAGCTGCGATCAAGTTTCTGACCCAGCAACTCGGATATAGTTACGACCGGGCCGTGGACTATTATAACCAGGCCGACGCGCTGTTTTACTCCAATCGGAACACGACCAAGGAGGCCCTCCGGAATAAATATGCCGAACTGCTCGAAGATTTGGCTCACGCTGCGAAGAACGTAGCAACGACTCCTAAAGACTACGAAGCCGTCAGCGAGATCATTGCCAAGGCTGCGAAAATCCGCAAACTCGACGAGCCCGAAATCCAACGACTGCCGCCGCAAATGTACATGCGACCCTTGCGCGTGTTTTCGCTGACGACCGATGTGATCGGCCTCCCGCCCGTGAACCGCCAGGAGATCAACGACCAGATTCAGCGACTCAACATTCCGGAAGCAACCAAGAGCCGTCTCCGCAGGGAGTCGCTCATAGAGGACGTGGACATCATCGAAATTCTGAACTATGGGAAACAGAGCGAAAATTAAAGGGCCTGAGAAGAAAGCCTATGTCGATCTCCAGTTTATGAACTGGCTCGCCCAATTCTGCGCGATGGTCATGCCCCGTAAACTTCGGCTCGTCGCCGGACGAGGTTCGGCCAAGACGACCGAAATACAAGTCGAACGGCTGATAGAAATGGTCTACGACATGCCGGGGGCCCCGGTGGCATGGGTGGCCGATACCTTCGCCAACCTCACGGCGAACGTCCTCCCGATGGTATTCGAAGCCCTCGAGCGCAAAGGGTTCCGCGATGGCGTCCACTATGTCGTAGAGAAACAACCGCCAACCTTCACGGAAAAGGAATGCGCCGACCTCCCGAAATGGCTCAAGCCCTACTTCTGGAAACCCTACAACAAAATCATCTCCTACAAGCGGACAATCGTATTTTTCACCGGATTGAACATTACCTTCGGCTCGCTCGATCGCCCGGCGTCCCTTGCCGGACGCTCCTATGTCCATGTATTCGGCGACGAGGTGAAATATTTTGCCGAAGCCAAGATCGGCAACCTCCTCAAAGCCCGACGCGGCTACCGTCTGCAATTCGGACACTCTCCCTTCTATCTGGGTGAAACCTTCACGACCGACATGCCCAACACCGGCAATACCGGCGAATACGACTGGATTTTCAAAGGAGCCAAGGAAATGGACCCCGAGACCTTACTTCTCGTATGGAAAACGGCCTCCATAGCGAACGACGCCGTGCAAGAGTATATCGCTGCCAAAGAAAAGTTCTACCGCACGCAGGCCGATGCCGACCGCCAAGAATATCTGAACAAATACAAGACCGCGAACCGCTGGATGGAACGCTGGTACAATCTTCGCCACCATGAAAAGGCTCAGAGCATGTTCCTAATCGTTTCGAGTTACGTCAACGTTGATATCTTATCCCCGCAATGGTTCGCCGACGCGCTCGCCTCACAGCTCTCCGACGTCAATGCCGCAATATTGTCGATGCCTCCCCGCATCGAGAAGGGACAGCAGTTCTACCCCAACTTGGGCGAACGCCACTTCTATACAGACGGGAACATCGCGGCCGTGGAAAAGGCACTCGGCTTCCATGACACCGAGGACTGCCGTCTGCTCCGGCACCTCAATCCCAACCGTGCAATCGACATGTCGATGGACTTCGGCAACATGCTCTCCATGCTCATAGCACAGGACGACGGCCGCGTGCTGCGCATCCTCAAAGAGTTCTTCAGTCTCCCGCCCGAGTGGGTGCGCGAACTGGCCGACAAGTTTCTGCACTTCTTCGCGCCTCACAAACACAAGGTCGTTAAATTCTACTACGACCGAAGCGGCAATAACTACAAGGGAAGCAATCAATCTATGGCCGTCCAAATCAAAGAAGCCATAGAACGAAACGCCACGGGATCACCGACCGGCTGGCGCGTACAGCTCATGTCACTCGGTCAGGCGAATATTCCTATGTCCAACGAGTATATCTTCATGCAAGAACTGATGACCGGACACAATCCGCGCCTGCCCGAATTGCAGATCGACGCCATACATTGCCGCAATCTCAAAGCATCGCTCGAACTGGCTAAGACGATCGTAGACTCGAAAGGCCGCATCGGCAAGGATAAGAGTGCCGAAAAATCCTCCGACCACAAGCGCCTCGTCACATCGACAAATTTTTCGGACGCATTCAAATATATGATGATGCGCAAGGAGTGGATCGCCATCGTCAAACGAAACCTCGGCCGCGGACTCCCCGGCGGCACGGCCGGCGACGTCTCCGTGCGATAGAACAATATTGCCTCGCATATCGAGAGGGCGGCGAATGCCGTCCTCTTTTTCGTACCCCCTCCCCGGCACCCTCCCCGATCCGAAACAATGGCCCCTCATATATCACCTTTTCGAACCCGTGCGATTGCAAACGAAGAAGAGGGCGGGGCGGGCTTCGGTTTCACATCGTGAAGCGTTTTTTTCGTCGAAACCGCAGAACAAATTGATTTATAAGCACAAATATAAAATATCACTC